CCCGTCGTATTCCACGTCGCATACGTCGTATCGGTATACTGCGTCGTCCCTTCCCAGCCTGCTGTATTAGCACCCGTAATGCCACTCAATCGAACATTATCCGATCCCATCCGAAACACTGGAGACACTGTATTAATCGCGCCATTCGGTACAACCGGCGCACTGCTTCCCAACGGCAAACTAACACTCGTGCCCTTCTGCAGCCACGGCAAACAACTCGTAAAATAATCATGGCGCTTGCCGCGCCTCAAAAGCGCGTAACTCGTCTCCGGGTCCGGTCCGTCATCCTTAAAGAACTGCACACTACTCTGCAAGTTCTGGTCCCGGAACCACTCATTAAAAATCAAATTATATGCCCTAAACGGCAATGCACTAACCTGAATAGCCGCCGTCGTCTGATTCGAGGTCGGCAAACCAAAATAATCATAGATACTGAGCGGCGTAAATCCATTCGTCCCGCTGTCAACATGGGGGACTAGATAACTTGTCGAATCCGTAGGATTCTCCTGTTCCCCCATAAACTTCTGCCAATTCTCCCACACTAGGCGATTCGGCACAAAAAAGAAGAACGTCTCCAAGTAGAGATTGTCCATCACTGGAACCAACGGCGTCGCTAGCCGCGCGAAAATCGTCGCCTTCAACCTAAAACTGTCACCCGGTAACACTTCCGTGCAATAAATCGGGTACAAAAATCCACAATCAAACGTAGTCTTATGACTCGTCTGTATCTTAAACCCGCTGCGCGGTATATCCGCTCGCGGCACCATTGCAAACTGATGTGTATTAACACTCTGATTCCGATGCATCGTCAATGCTCCTTAAAAAAAGGCCGGGGAAAATCCCCGGCCAAATGGCTGCACCCTCAACCCTTAATAAACTCCGACGCCGAGCACAAAAGGCGAGGCACTACATTAATCACTTCGCCCGTCTCGTTATCAAAGTCACCCACGTACCACAACGTAAAATCTTCCGGGTGCTTATTCATATTATTATTCGCATCTACCTGATTCACTGCGTCCGCAAAGCTCCTAATCGCTTCTCCCGTCTTACGGACCGTAAACGGATTCCCATATTCCGCCAACTTCGCATCCAACACTGCACATAGGTTATATCGCATGACCCACTCCTTTCACTTCGCGACCGAATGAAATTCCCGCCGCCGCTACTACTTCGCGCACGGCGAGCCTAGCCGGGGTCGCATTCCAGCTATTCTTATCCTGCAACTCTTGCAATCGGAACATAAATTCCTCTTGGTCCAAGTCATCTATCCCTTTGTACATCTGCACAAAATACCGTGGTACGGGTTTAAACCCGTCCACAACTCTAACAGCATCCCATCCCGAATTCATCACTTCCGGGAAATACTTCTCAAACCACTTCGCGCCAATACCCGGCCTTAAGCTCATATGCGCAAATTCCCGCTCGACCGTTCTTACTTCTCCATCTTCGGTCACTCTTTCGTATCGCCCTTCACGGTCATCTCCGTGCCACTTCTTGAGCACATAACTTGCGGTATAAGCCGCGCTCTGCGGCGTAATCTGTCCGAAATCACACTTTCCGTGTCCCCACACTTCTCTAATTGCCTCTGAGGCATATAAATCGTTACTGCTGTACACCCCACTAACCCGCACTGTATCACTAGGCCACAAACCAAATAGGCACATATGATAGTGCGGTCTCTTCGTAACATCGCCGTATTCCCCGCATACAAAATATCGTAACGGCAACTTAAAGCGCTTCCGCGCTCTCTTCATAAACAACTGCACATCTCTATAGCACAGTCCATTGTCACGCGGCTTATGGTCATCATCATACGTCAACGTCAAAAACATACTGTCCGCGTGCATCTGCTTCTCGCACATCAAACGGACTGTCCATTCGCGCTGCCTCTTAATCCTGCATCCAATGCAGTAACCACAAGCAATCTGCACGGGCCGAGTATTCTCACGCTCGGCCCAATGCAGCGCACCACCCTCTAACGGCTTGTAACCCGTAATCGGGTGATAACAAGCCATTACAAACGCCACCCGCCTCGCATCACTTGCCTCGGCAAATTAACCTTCTTCGTCTGCCCTACTTGCCCGCGAAACTTGCTCGCACTCGCGGCCTTGCTTACTTCATAACGCTTACCCATCGTCGCCTCCGGCTGGTACTCCGTCTAACCTTGTTAACAGGAGTACAGATGACACCACTCTGAAGCCCCGTAGGGGCTGCCAGACCTCCGATCCCACCCCGTCCAGGGGGATCGCCCACGTCCCCGTGCCTCAATCGGCCTAGGGGACCACCGAACCCTATCATACCCGTGCCAAACCTCTTATAACTTTCGCTTATTTACAAATAACCAATTAATCTCTCCACACACACCACACACTGCTATACTTCTCCCTGTCGATTCCTTAAACATCACTCGGAGCTAACATGAATGACAAAACGCCGTCTCGTCCAACTGGACCTGTTCCCTCCAACCGTCTCTGGCGGGTCGCCTACACTTACGTCTCCGGTCTCTGCGAACTGCGCTCCCGCGCTATCATCGTCACCGCCGTTGACACCACCGAAGCCTCGGAAAAAGCAAAAGCGCTTATCTTCTCTAAGGGCCTTGACGCCTTCCGAATCGGCAAAATTGTGGAATACTGATCCTCAAAAACCATGGTAAAATTCCTACTCTGCATCCTCCTTATCCTCGGCATCTTGCATCTGCTTTCCCCGATTCTTCTCGGGATTCTCTATGCACTTGCTCTCGATGCCCTTATCAACGCGAAACCATAAAAAAGGGAGGCCCCGAAAGGGGCCTCCCCATCTCCGCGCCCGTAGCAATATCACGGGGCCGGAGCATCACTCGCAGGAGCTGGCACCGCCAGTCCTAACTTTCGCATTTCATCCAAATTGCGAGTATCACTGCAAAAATCAACAAACTTGCCTGCATCGTTGTCAAACTTAACCCGCACATCTGCGGGCATCTGCATAAACGATGCCTCGGCCTCTCTCAGCGCGTGCAGCGCTGTCCGGTAATCATCCACTCCCGTAAAGTCGCCATAACTCGGCACCCTTACATTAGCGGGCAATTGCCCGGTTACACCAAAATTCCTCACAATCGTATTTATATCTGCTTCCTCTCTCTGACTCTGCACCGTCTTACTCGGTCCAAAGCCACTTAATGCTGCCGCATCACTGGCTGCCCTTGTGTCGTAACCATTATATGCTCTAATCATCTCTCTATCCTCTCCATATCTTTCACACTGATCTTACCCTTGCTATCCATGGTCTCTGACCTCTCGGTCGTTTTCTTACCCTTGATAGCACTCCAAATGGCTGTAGCCTTGCTGCCAATCCCAACCACATTACCAATCGCTTCAATCGTTCCACCCACCGCCTGAGCTTCAGGCGTATACCTGCCGATTCCCTTATACCATGCCGCCCACATCTCTTTCTCTGGCAGGCCCGCTGCATTCGCAGCATTCGATATCCTCTGAGCCTGCACCAAAAGCGGCTGTAACTGCTTGTTCTGCGAAATCTGCTGCTCGGTCAAACTACCGCTCAACTTCAAATTCGCAATCTCCTGTCCGATCTTCTCTGCCGTGCTCTCTAGGTTCCTTATATTCGCCTCTAACGTTCGCGAGCTATACACGGCCTCATTCTCTTTAATCCTCGCATTCGCTGCGGCTAACGCGGTCTCTTCGTCAATCTTCCTACCTTCGGCCACTTTCGTCGTCGTCGCCGCTTCCTTGAATCGTAGGTCCGCTACAAGGTTCGCGCCCTGCATCGCGCTTGCGATCCCCTTCGTCCCGATATTACTCATATCAGGCACATCGCCTCTTGCACCGCTCGGCGTATCCGCCACACCCGCACCGCCGCCACTCCCCGGCATATAGGCTAACATCGGGTTCATCCCCGCCGCCCTTAAATCTGCCGTTCTCCGCTGTACAGCGGTATTACTCATTCGTTCCTGAAAATCTCGCTGCTTCTTTGCCTCTCGTCTTGCTGCGTGTGCGCTCGCCTGACCCCCGAGCAAATCTCCTCCGACTCCGATAGCTGCGGCTCCGACCGCCCCCCATGCTGCTGCCATGACTTCACCTCACACATCTGTTCTATACAATCGGCCATTCCCATGATCTCCACAAAGGAGGGGACCGGAGTCCCCTCCCTCGTGTATCCCGGATGTAATCTCCACGCGCACAACTGCGTAAAGATAAATTCCCATCTGGTCATCATCAGAAATGATCTATCAGTCCAGGTACGCTATACATCGGCAACGGCCGTACTGCCTTGATGTCAAAGAACATATCCGCAATCAACTGCTGCCCCGTCGCGTCCGTCGTCGCCACAATCCTATCTAGCGGTGGCGCATCATTAATAAACACTGTGTCCAGCGTCGGCCTCACGCTGAAATTCTGCGCCAAATGCCACATATCCAACGGCAGCGTGAAGTTCGAATTAAACATCCCGGTAATAATACTCGGCTGATACCGGTATTCCGCCCAGCGCTCTTGATACCCGAAAACATCGCCATCCGCTGCCGTTCCGTCGCAATAAATCTCCCGGTTCAAAACCGCCTGTTCGCCCAAATGACTAAACACCGGCCAATAAAAATCAAACTTCGTCCGGCGGCTCCACATCTTCCGCAGGCCCTGCTGATAATTCAAATCCGCTCGGACCTGTGCCAGTCCAATAATATGCCCGTGCTCTGTGAAACTCTGACTAAATCCATGCCCGTGTGCCAACGCCGTACCAAACGCCGACAAATGCCCCTGCGGCGTCGGCGTATATCCTGTCCCATCCGGGCTACTTCCGCTTGTCTGCGCCACCGGCTGAATATTAATCGGCGTCATACCGCCGCCTAAATACTCCGGTCTCTGCAATCTCGCATCCGGGCTAATCACACCAAAATGGGATCTTACCAATTCCGTATATCGCGTGCCTCCGCGCGCGTCCCGCTCCAGCAACTTCTGTATCTGAAACGCCTGCCTAATCTGATTAATCGTCGCCGCTGTCGCGCTTGACAAATCCGCCAACAATCCCGTCGTATTCCACGTCGCATACGTCGTATCGGTATACTGCGTCGTCCCTTCCCAGCCTGCTGTATTAGCACCCGTAATGCCACTCAATCGAACATTATCCGATCCCATCCGAAACACTG